TTGCTTCTGCTTCGTTACGTATAGGCCTGCCCTCTACTTCAAGAATAAAACCAATGTTCTTTTCGTGGCACTCTTGAAGGTAGGGGATAAAACCATTAAAGTTACACTTTAAGCATCGAAAAACCTCAGAAAAAGAGTCTGCCACCAAGCTAAACTCTTTTCCGAATCTTTCTCCCATTTCGCCTTCTAAGTAGACTTTACGAGTTGTCATATCTATAAATTCCTACAATATGTTCTATCCAAAACGGATAAAGAGACTCCCTACATGAAAGTCTATTTACCGCATGATGAAAGAATACATCATTTCCTAGATATACCCCACAATGATTAGGTACATCTGCTTGTATTTGAAAAATTAAAACATCATTTTTTTGTGGAGTCTCTACTTTAACAAGTCCCCAGTTTTTTATTTTTTCTTCTGTAAAGTAATTTAAATCTTTTTCCCACCAATCATCTTCAAAAGGGTCTCGGGGAGGTATATGAATATTTTGCGCTGCAAGCCAATCTCTTGAAGCTTCAAAACAATCTACACTGCCAAACTTATACTCTCTGCCTAGTAAAGGGTTAACGTTAACTTTAGGCTCTAATATATTTAACTCCATAGCTGGGTAGCTAAAAATATAATAAGGTATTCCTAAAGCATTACAGTTATCAATATCTCCTTCGCTTGGGGTATTATCTGAATCTGGATGATTATGTACAATTCCTATAATATCCATACTTCGTTTATATTTCATGTAATCTGAGGAAGACATGATAAAATCATCGTTATTTGTAGCCACGTTTTCACAAGGGTAAAACTTCTTTTTCCCCTTTACGACTCCTATTATACCACAGCCCTCTCGAGGATATTCTTTTTCAAAGTGTTGTTGTATTTCTTCTATCACTTAAACTTTCTCGACCCTGGAAACCCTCCAAAAGGTAAAGAGCGCGCTGTATTAAGAGTATCATTACTAGTATTACCTTGAAATCTTTTTTTACATCCTGTAAGAGTTTTTGAGCATACATCTAATCTTTTCCAATAAGAACGACTTGTAGTAGGATTTTTATTTGCAGGTACTGCTCTCAATGCTTCCCATATCTGAACATGCCCACTAGTTACTGTTTTAACTTTATCTTCAAGGTTGTAAGGTCCTGAGCCCGCCCACGTAGCTATTGAAGAAATACTTCTTGTTATTAGTTGATCGTTTTCATCAAAAAATATTCCATTGCCATTAAGAGGCCAGTTACAGCCTCCTTCATTGTTTAATTTTCCGCCTTGATATCTCCAAACACAATAGCGACCAATAACAACTCTCCCAGGTACTTTTACCCCTTCTACATCTATTGGGCTTGCTAACTCAAACTCTACCATTATGTTGTCTTCGGAAGCAACTCTGTCAATAATATATGTCTGGCTTGGAAACTCTACAGGAGGAGATGAGGGATGTGAATTTCCTGAATTATAAGTATTGGATAGTAAAGTGCGTCTATAATCAATTCGAGTATTTAGTAAATCTTCATTCTTTAGTAGGCCTTTATCAACTAATATAGAGAATAAAGTCTCTTCATCAGAAACTCCGTCTTCGTTATTAGAAATAGATCGAGTAAGCGTAGGAATATTTGCTATTCGTAAAGAGGGACGAGGACTTACTCCTGCTCCATTTAGCTCTACTCCATCAATCGAGATAGGAAGAGCAAAATATTCTTTTAAAGGGTATACTCCCCCGCTTATTGTTTTTTGAGAAAAGTAAATATTATTTGTTCCATCACTTAGTCCATTAAATAAGTATACTTTTACACCGCTTGGTAAAGTTACATCAAATAACTCAACATAAGCGTCGTCTATTTCTTGTAGTTGTACTGTATCAATTAAATCTGGCATAATTAAGGCTCATATACTCTTCGTAATTCACAATTTAAGCTGTGATTTGTTGATTGACCGTAGTTTATATTGTAAGAGTCACATACGACTTTGATAGTGCTATTTGAAAGACTGCCGTTGCTAAAAGTATCAGTAATTACAAAATCAAAATTTGTTCCTGCTTTGTTATCTAAAAACCCTGCAATTAAGTTAATGTCTTCGGCACCCCGATTTTTGAAGGAAATACTAAACATATCTTGTTTTGTATTAATACCATCGAGTACTCTTTGCTCGTACCCGTCCCCGAATTTTGCGGTAAGAACATTATGAGCGGACTTACGCCCAAGTCCTCTATCCGCAACAGCTTCGAATGCGCTCCCAGAAGCTCCTTTTATAGAGGTTACATCGTTTGCTGAAATTGTAAAACTAAACGTTGCCATTATGCTGCTCCATGCTTATTCAGGATTCCACCTGCCCGCTTTTGGTTGTGAAGTTCTTTTTGTACTGCGGCGGCAATAACTTGTCCGAGGTTTTCACCCATTGCTCCATTTGACGAAGACTGTACTTGGCCATCGGTAGATACATTTACAGTAACATTATTGTTTTGCATTCCCCCGTTCCCGTTCATTTGTACAGGAATTGAGTTGCCGTTTGGAAGAGGAACTACAGCTTCTCGACCGTGAAGCATTGCAAGGTGCCCTTTGCTAGACCCATCAGCAATACCCCCCGTGGCGTACCCAGATACCTTAGAGCCGTTATTCATGACTCCTCCGTTCTTAAAACCAAAGATGCTCATAGCACCGCCAAGTATAGGGCCAATACCTGGGATCATAGAAGCGAGTCCGCTGAGTAACCCGCCTCCGGCGCCTCCACCTCCAAAGAGACCTCCAAGATTCCCAAAAAGACTCCCTAAATTACCGAAAAGGTCTCCAAACAAACTACCAAATCCTTCCGCTCCTGAAGAAAAGATATTTCCTAGGCTTTGTAAAAAAGGAGCATCTCCAGAAAACAAGCCTCTAACATCGTTTACAAATTGACCAAAAATTCCACCGACGTTAGTAACACTTTTTCTTTCAGCTTCGACTCCGTCTTTTCCTGCTTCCGCGCGTGTTACTGAAACCATTTTCTTTCCGAATAAGTACTCAAAAAACCCTTTTTTGTCTTCATCGCCTGGAGCCTTTTTCTTATCCTTATCTTTATTTAAAACTTTATTTATAATATCGTCTTTTGTTGTTTGCTCTTGTTCAGCACAAACACAACAAACATATAAAGGGTTTTCTCTGCTATGCCCTGGCTGACCTACTCCTCCTAAAATCGAGCCAAGGGCTTTCACGGCTCCTCCCGTACTTCCCCCTGTAGAAGACCCCGAAGTAACTATCGATCCTACTGGCTGTACATACATAGGATTAGTAGGACTTGAGCCCAATTCACCTAATCCTAACATATCTAGTATTGGCTCTACAATAAACTTATCTGTAACGGCTTCTTGAATTGCTTGTAAAAAGTTTCTTCCTATCTCTTTTAATTTTTCGTTAAGATCAAGAGTTTTGTCTGACAAAGAATCAAAAATTGCATTTATAGAGTCGTTCATTGCAGTTTTAAATGCATCTGCCGCACTTTTTAGTACTTGATTAACTCGCTGCAAAGACCTATAAGCTCGTTCAGCGTCTCGAACTGCTTTTCCTAAGCCATAGTCAGCTGCTTCTTTTGCTTTTAGAGCTAGCTGTTCAGCAGCCTCTTGTGCTTTGCCATAGCTAAAACTTCTTGTTTTTGCTGCAAGCTGTTCTGCTTTTACTGCTTCATCTCCTCTATCCTTTTCACGAAGTTGAAGAGCGAGTAGCTCGAACTCAAGAGCAGTTTGTTCTTTTTTAGCATCTAATAGCTCATATTCTATTTCTATCTGTGCTAACTTATTATCGTACTCTTGCTGATTCGCTATGAGCCCTATGTCTCTTTCTTGTTTTGCGAGACGTAAATTTTCAGAAGCGCCTAATCTTCCTGTGTCTAAAAATAAGTTTGCACTTCCCGCATTCGCGACAGCTTCAGTAGACTTATCTCGCGCCATTCTACGCTCAATATCTACTATCTGCTTGCGTACATTAACCTCTTTTTGAGACATATCTAGCAGAGCTTTTCTACCGCTTATCAGTGTTTGTTGATGTTTGTTTAATTCTATAGCATTTTGGATAGGGGTTGTTAAAGCTAAAAAGTCTGCTTGCTCTTTAAGTATTCCTAATCTTTTATTTTCTAAGTCTTCTGTGGCTCGTATTACTTGCATTTGTCTTACGAGCTCAGGCGTAGTTTTTAACTCTGCTGCAGTATAGGTTTGTTGTAGTATTAGTCT